AGTAGTGTACTACCGATACAATCCACATCTAGATAAAGGTTCTTCAAGATGCTATTCCTGCTCATACTAGCCTTTTTAGGGTTCTCAACAAGCAACCCTATTGCAACTAGGTGTTTCCATGGGGGCCAATTAATAGCAGAGTCAAAGTCTGCTACATCTATATCAGAATTCTGCCTCAAGGATGATGTCTCAATGTTAAAATCTGAAGTGGTATACATAAAGAATGATACTGGATTATTTGGTCATAATAAAGTTTTTAGAAGCTGGACAATAAAAGATTGGAAACTCTGCAACCCTATACCTACTGCAGGAGGAACAATAAATGTAATTGAGGTTAACAAAGATCTTAGTCTAATGACAAAGACATACATATGTAGTAGAGATTGCACTATAACCATAGATAAAGAGGAAGCTCAGATTATCTTCCAAACAGATAAGCTAAATCATTTTGAAGTGTCTGGCACTACATTAAGTTCAGGATGGTTTAAAAGCAAGGCGTCTGTCACCCTGGATAGAACCTGTGAGCATGTTAAGGTTACTTGTGGAAAGAAATCTCTGCAATTCCATGCATGTTTTAAACACCACATGTCATGTGTTAGGTTCTTCCACAATACCATATTACCTGGCAATATGATAACCTCAATGTGCCAGAATATAGAATTAATAATTATCTTAGGGCTAACATTAGCCATATTCATATTAATGGTTATGCTTACAAAAACTTATATATGTTATTTACTGATGCCAATTTTCATGCCGATAGCTTATCTTTATGGTTGGGCCTACAATAAGAGCTGCAAAAAGTGCAACTGTTGTGGTTTAGCATACCATCCATTTACTAATTGTGGGTCACATTGTGTTTGTGGCTTGAAATTTGAGGCATCAGATAGGATGAGAATCCATAGAGAATCTGGCTTGTGTCAAGGGTACAAGAGTTTACGAATTGCCAGACTTTTGTGTAAATCTAAAGGGTCATCTTTAGTTATATCTGGATTATTGTCCATGTTAATCTTAAGCTTCGTAACGCCTATAGAGGGGACTATAACTAGCTACCCAGAGAGCAGAAAATATACACTGGAAGAGATAACAGATGTTGTTGAAGGACTGGTATCTGAGCAGAATATAAAGGAGTATATTGTTTTCTATACCTCATTGTTTGGAAGTTTAATACTATTATTAGCATTTATAATGTCTATAACTTTAAGCAAAATAACAAGCATATTAGCAAAAAGAAATGTTATTTATTGCGAAGAATGCTCAATGTATCATTCAAAAAGAGGCATAAAGTACAATGGTGACTTCACAAACAAATGCGGCTTTTGCACATGCAATGAACAAGAGGATACAGAAGGATTAGTAATACATAAAGTTAGTAAGAGATGCACATATAAATACCAGCTAAAGTGGGCTAAAGTGCTGATGATTACACTAGTCTTGCTTCTAATAGCGCAAAACACTATTCTAATTGTTGCAGCTGAAACAGATTGCTGGACAAAAAAAAGCCTAGATATAGACTGTATAGGACCAATGCTAGATATAGGCTCTTGCACAAATAAGAATACCAGAAGCTATGATGCAGAAGCACAGAAATTGGTGAGCCAGTCTAAAATAAGTCAACTAGATGCAGACCAAGCATCGTTGTTAGGCAACTCTATAGATAGTGCTATTAAGGCAATCAGAGCCCAGAAAACTTACCCTACAATGCACTTGTTGGAAACAATATTCTTAATGAAAAATTGCGATTATTACACGAGTTTCAACCATAACAGTGGCTATTCACAAGCCAAATGGCGATTGATTGCAAAAACAGGACACTTTGACATATGCTCCAGACATAGCACCCACCATTTCTGCCGATGTATAAATGATGGAACCAAATGTCAGAATGGTGATTGGGATTTCGCTGGTGAAATGAATGAAACTTACAATAGCAAAAATGATTTTTATTCACATGATCTGAATTTGTTTTACACAATTTTTGAAAATGCATTCCCAGGAACAACTGAATCCTTATTTTATCAATTGATCCAAAAGAAAAATACTACAGGGGCCTCCAAAGTCTTGGGGAAGTTAATAACTAAATATGGTAATAATAACATGTTCGTTGGAATCTGGAAATTTGGACAGTACTTACTTACATTACCATATATAAATAATACTGAATTGAGCCAGAATAGGAGACTAACAATCCTGGCAACACAAGAACTATTAAGTAGGTCGCACTCTGGCAGGCAGGAGTCTATGTCCAATGCAATTCAGGGCAGTATTACAAAAGAATGCCATAATGCAAAAGGTGTTGGGTGCATAAGTCCTCGGTTTGGTATTCCAATTGGTAACCTTACAGCATGTGGTGACTCACCTAATTATAAAATATATAAGACTCCAGAAAAATTGTATAAATCAAATAATAAAGGGGAAGTTTGGTGTTCAAATGATGTTCACTGCCTGAATGATTTTGAGCCTGCAGATGAAGAAGTTGTCAATAAAATTAAGAAACTCACTTGCTTCTTAACAGACGTCTCAGTTGAAGTAGACATCTTTTCAGTGGCTGCATCCACATGTAAGATGGCAGACAAAGGCGTCTGTACAGTAAATGGTGCTAAATGGAATATAATCAAGTGTGATAGTGGATTATACTATTTTACAGACCATAGAGAAGGCCAGGACACAGGCAATGACTTTGGTGAGTATTGTATATCTCACAGTTGCAATACTGAGCGATTCCCTATCAACCCAGACACATTAAAAGATTGTACTTGGGAGTTCCATTCCAGAAAGTCTAAATATATTTCAACCATCAGTTTAGAATCATTGGAAGAATTCAGGAGGGCAATGGCAGAAAAGTTATCACACACCCTAACAATTTACAATTTTAAACCAACAGCTAACCTTCCTCATATTAGGCCAACCTACAAATTCATTACAGCCAATGGTGTCGAAAACTCTGACGGTATTGAATCAGCATACATCTTGTCTAGCATCCCTGCATTAGGTGGAATTAGTGTTGGTTATAATGTTCAAACCAAAGACAACTTCCCATTGTTGGATATAATTGTATTTATTAAAAGCGCAGTCATCAGGACAACATACAATCATATTTATGATACCGGGCCTACTATAGGTATAAACACACAACATGATGAGCACTGTACAGGGCCGTGCCCAGCTGTGGTGCCACATAAAGAGAACTGGATGACATTTTCTCAGGAAAGAACAAGTAGATGGGGATGTGAAGAATTTGGTTGCTTGGCCATCAACACAGGGTGTGTTTTTGGTTCTTGCCAAGATATAATACATCCAGAAACTAAAGTATACCGCAAAGCAGTAGAAGAGGAAGTTGTCTTAACGGTGTGCATCAATTTTCCAGGCAATAATTACTGCACTGAAATAAATGCCATTGAGCCTAAGATAACAGATGAGATAGAGCTCCAGTTCAAAACAGTCGATACAAAAACCTTACCCAACCTTCTTGCAGTGCAGAATCACAAGCTTTACAGTGGCCAGATAAACGATTTGGGCTCTTTTTCACAAGGTTGTGGAAATGTCCAAAAAACAAATCACTCAATCCTAGGCATGGGTACAGTCAAATTTGATTATGTCTGTCACGGCGCTAGTAGGAAAGATGTGATAGTCAGGAGGTGCTACAACAATAATTTTGATTCATGCAAATTACTGAAAGAAGAAACATCATTAATATTTGCAGATAATCATGAGACTCTAGAGGTAGCACACACAAAGCATCTGATAGGTGAATTACAGTTTAAGATAATGTTAGGAGATATAAGATACAAATCATTTGCTGAATCACCTGAGTTGGAAATTGATGCAAAATGTGTCGGGTGTCCATCATGTTTTGAAAGCTACTCCTGCAACTTTCAAATAGTGACAAATATAGACACTGTGTGCTCAGTCGAAGGGCCATGCACACTATTTCATAATCGAATTATTATATCAGCTAACAAACAGTCATATGGGCTTAAAATGAGTTGCCAAACAAAGCCTAACCAAAATGAAGAGTTCATTATCTGTAACAGGAAATACAGTGTCTTATTCACAACAATTGATAAAAATGACAAAATAGAAGTGAACACAGGGGACCAGACTTCATATATTTATGAAAAGGACAGCAGATGTAAGACTTGGTTGTGCAGGGTTAGAGATGAGGGGATCAGTGTCCTATTTGAACCATTGAAAGCATTCTTTGGGAGCTATTTTAGCATAATATTTTATGTTGTTGTTGGAATTATTGTCCTTTTCTTGATTATATACATATTTTTGCCAATGTTCTTCAAACTAAAAGATGTTTTGAAAAGAAATGAATATTTGTATCTTCAGGAACTGAAACATAAATGAGGTGGAGCCAAACCAGCTCAATTCAATTATGGTATTATTTATTCTGAAATTATAGTAAATATAACGCCTTAGGGCAAACTAGCTGTTTTTGATATCGGTAGCACACTACT